GCCCGTAATAAATAACTTGATATTTTTCTGAATTTTTTAACGGATGTCCTACCTCTTTTGCAATTCTTTCTCCAACTCGAGTTGTTATTTCATCATGATGATGGTCTACCCAGTGATTGGAACCGGTTCTTCCTGCAGAAATCATACCAGTATTATTATCTGATACAAATGCCCTCTGTAAATTATCTTTACTTAATGCTATAAAATGGTCACATTCTTCATCTGTTAAATAATTATCAATAGTAAATACAAGAGGTTCTTCGCTATATACTGTTCTTTTGTGGGGATTTTCCTCCTCTACCTCCTCTACCTCCTCTACCTCCTCTACATCAATCACCTCATCAGTTTCCTCTTCCTCTACTACCTCCACCTGAGTTTCATCTTCTCCACGTGACAAATTGTCATGTACTACAGAATTGATTAATTCTTCAATATCATCGAGATTTTTGTCAGAAGTGTCTTCAACATTGGAGGGTTTTGTTGCCGAATTTTCTTTCAATGAAATATTCATTATACTCGTATTATTTTTTTATATTTAACTTATTTTTATGTTAAATATAAAATTGAATGTTTTATTATTATATAACTTATGGTATAATAATAATAACAATGAAAATAGATAAAATAAAGAGTATACTTAAAAGTAATAACATGTTAAAATTTGCATTAGTTGCATTAGGCATTGCAACATCACATTATCTATTAATTCATGCATATATATCTATGTGTGTAGGAACAGGTTTTTGGGGATTACTTACATCTGTTATCCACTTAGGCTCACCTGTTTGCCAATTTATAAATTATGTCCAATTTGAATTGTCTAAATATTATATTACTGCCTGGGCAGCAGCCGCTGTTTCCTTTATTGCATGGTTAATCGGAAAAATCAGTGGTTAAGTTTATCCACAATCTCTTGAACAAATCCTGTTATGATACAAGAAACAAATGAAAAAATGGCAATAACACCTATAATTAATCTATTTTGTTTCCAATTGGGAAATGAAATACCTAAAGTACCCTTTTTTCCTATATTATAATGAATCAATGCTTCTATATAGAAAAATCCTATTGTTACAAAAAATTGTATGAAATTAAAATGATGCATTTAATATTAATTTAGATTTTAATTATTTTTTAGATTTTATTCTTTTTGTTCTACGTCGCCTTTTCTTTTTCTTACGATTAGTTTTATGTTTTTTATATTTACTTTTTCTTTGAGTTTTTCTTTTTCTTTTTTTTCTTCTTTTTCTAGTTTTTCTTATTCTACCTCCTTTTTTAACTCCTATATGTATTAAAAATTTATTTTTTAATTTTATTAATTTATTTTTTTTAGTAAAAGTATCATCACCTTTTTTGGGTAATTCTTTTGAAAATTTTGTTTCATTATCTTTTAACCATTTTGCAAAACCTCTCTTAATTTTTACCCTTTGCGAAAGTGTAAATGCTACTCTTTTTTTAATTCTTGCACTTTTTCTTAAGTTCGACCTTAAATTTTCTTGTGTAAATTGAGTACCTGAAACTGTACTTCCAGGGACAGCATTTAAATTGGGAAAATTAAGAGTGTTATCTGGGTTAGGTGATCTATTAAAATTTATTTTTCTACTCACGGCATCTTTTGGTAATAATGTTGCAGGAGATATAACTATTGTGTTTTTAAGGCTGTTTTTTCCCTCACTTTCGTCCCAATATCCAGCAGCGGCTCTGCTATTAACTGAATTTTCTTCAGAAAATAACAGCATAAATATATTTCTATACGCAGATGGTCGGTCACATGCAAGCATTATACGCAGAGAATCTCCGTCATCAGTATATGGCAACACAATATTATTCCCACTACTGTCTTGTCCTGCATTTTTTACTTCATCAGGTAATCCTGCCCCAAATTTTGCACTTGCTGTATGTTCTTGTCCGTAATCCCCAATGCTTTTTTTAACACACATATTGGTAATTGTTTCCATATTTTCTTTAAAAAAATCACTTAATATTTCCCGTGGTGAGGAACTCTTGGTTGAAGAAGACGATGATGACGGTGTTCTCATGATGAATTGACTAATTTTTTTATTCATATTTTTTAATAAATGATAGTATGTAGTTACTGCTCCTAGTGGGGAACCTTTAAGGTCATTTTTTTCACCCATATCTCCTACAATAATGGATGGCATTCCCGGTATAGATAGTACAGCAGAGATAAAATAGTTATCTCTGGTAGCGGATTTTGACATATTTACTATGTATGAGTAGGTATTTCCTATAGCATCCTCTGCTTCAACCCCCATTTCTAAATCATAATTATGTGAACGTAAAAATGTCTTGTCCGCCATTTTTGATGTTGTAACTGAACATAATGGTTGATTATCAGCAATAGATGTTATTGGACAAAATTGCGCTTCTCTTATATTTTCGCCCGATAAATTAAAAAAATCAAATCTAGACTGATTCATTTTTTGTTCAGATGGATAAATTTTTGCTGCATTATTAATTACATAAGCATTCCTATTATTTGATTTAGTTTCCCCTTCCGTAAATGGTTTAGGTAAAGGATAAGTTGTTTTAATTGTTGGAATATCTTTTTTTACAAACCCTGGCAATTGCATTATATCTCTATCTCCCATATAGAATATAAATTCTGGTAGCAGTTTTTGTAATACAATATTAAACGAGTATTGTAATGCATCATCTTCTGTACCACTTGTTAACCATTCAGGTGATGTAACATATGATGTAAATCCTTTATATGTACTAGGATTGTCTTCATAAAAATCAAACATAAACCCAAACCATTTTGTCCTATTTGTTTGTATAAATTTTATTATCTCATCAGGAATTTCATCAGTAGACGCTATAGTAAATTTATTGTTTATTTTTTTAATTTCATCGACACTGTTCCCCCTAGTCCAATGATTTGTTTTTGTAACATGCTTAATATTTCTTTTAGTTTTATCAATAGTTAAATATAGAGCATTTAATAGTTTACTATGAGTAACTTCGCTAGGAGAACATCTTAAATATAAAATTAGAACTTGGATATTAAGTAAAATACGTCTTGCAATTAATTTTCTTAATTCTAATGGAGCACCCCCAACATCCTTTGTCATCAATTCATCATAACTGTTTGGACATATTTTGGTCCAGTTTATTCCTCCCCTCATTGTTGCATCGTAATAACCTTCATCTTGAAAGGTTTTTTTCATTCCTTCACCATTAAAAATAGATATAAATTTAGGTTTTCTACCACTATAACTTGAAAAAAATTTTTTATACGTTTTATCCGTACTGACAGTGGTTTTTGTATTAATAATAGGAAAATATCCATGGCTTTTAATACCAGAAATACATTTCATTAATGAAAGACTATTTTCAATTATAGTTTTACCCAGTAATTTATTTAACCCAATAAACGCTTTCTGCTCTTTTTTTAGTTCTTCTTCGCTTTTTTTTTTACCTCCACCCCTTAAACCATATACATTTTTAATACTTTTAAATGCATCCAAAATCATAGAAAATTGGACTGTCGCAAAATCTTTATGATTTTTTTCAAATTTATCTGGATGAGAATATAATACTACAAATCTAAATAGTTTATTTAGACTTGTTTCAATTTCTTTAAGTTTCTGACCTTTTAAAGAATCCCAAGCAGTTCTATATAATAGACCATATTCTTGTTCTTTTTTTTTATTATAATTACTATTTTTGCTTTTTAATTCCGTAAAATATTTATCTATTAATATAATGTATTTTTCATCTTTATTAAAAAAATCATAATCTTCTTCAGGTGTAAAATCGTCATTGTTAAGAATTTCAGCCCAAAAAATAGAATAAAACATGTTTGTCATAGTTTCTTGACTTTTTTCAGCAATTTCAAAAAGAATCCAATCATCTGTTTTGGGGTTAAATAAATATGGATAGACAGGATCTTTTGTATTAATAGGATTTGATATTATATTTTCTAATAAAATTTTTTTTGTAAAATTATATAATCCAACATTGTTTATTTCATTTCCAATTAATTGTTCATGTGTTTCACTGGATTGTTTTTGTTCTGAGGAAGAAGAAGATGACACTTCGGACGATGATAATGAAGATAATGTTAACAGTTCGTCGTTTTTTGAGGTTTCCCATGTTTGAATCATATTTGCCATATCGGTTATTTCATTGGCAATAGTTGTACCTTTTAAATTTCCTCTAAGATCACCGCCTCCTCTTATTTTAATCCCAAATTTACTAAATATATTTTCACACATCTTTGTTTTGTTCAAATTATTTATACTATTATCCAAGTTAGGACCCAATGCAGATTTTTCATTGGTCGATCCATCTTCTTCACTATTTTGTGTTACTTTTAAGTCAATTTGAGAACTACCCTCATCGAAAAAAATATCATCTGGATCATCATTTTCCTCTGTTAAATTTAGAGAAAGAAATTCATTTATATCTGAAGTTGATTCAATCATATCACTAATAGTTTCTGAAAAAAAACAACTAATTAAAAGTTCTGAAAGTGCTTTAAAATTTTTCTTCATACCTCCTTTAATAAGTTCCTCTATATGCTTTTCTTCACTTTTAACAATATTTAAATCTTCCTTCTCTTCTTCAGATAATGATTCAACCCCGCCAACTGTTATTTTTTCTAAAATACTTTTACTTTTTTTAATATGACTGTTTAATGATGCTTCTAACCTATGAAAACTATATTTCGTATATTCGGTTAGATCAATATTAGCCCATGAAGCAATAGATTTTTCTGTGAATTCTGTTAAATCGCCGGCACTACTTTGTATGGTTAAATTTTGTGGTATATCCAGTCCTCCTCCTCCTTTTTGTTTTTTACCTCCTCCGGTGCTGGGAGAAAATGCATCAAATGCCCCAAATGCATTACCAACAACAGTTTTTTTTTTATTTTTGTATTTTGCAATAATAGAAATTAATTTATTTATTTGGTCAATTATGGTTTGTTCTTTTGATGTTCGTTTAGTATTTATTAAGAAATCATGCATGTAATCATGTCCAAAAATATTTATTATCATCCATTTAAATGCTGATAAATCTTTCATATTTATATATTTAATAGGTTGAGGTGATGTAGATGTAGATGCAGATGATGTAGATGCAGATGATGCAGATGTAGATGGTATTTTGGTTGACATATATATATATATATATTGAACTATTATTATTTCTAAATAATCATTATTTTATTTGATTAAATAAATCTATTTATATTATAAAATGATAGACAACGTTTATAATGATTATCTTTTAGATGCTCCCGGAAGCATAATTGATATTGAAGATTTAAATAATTCTTTAAAAAATAACACAAATTATACTGATGATATAAAAAACAACTGGGGGGCTAATACAAAAACCCCTGAAATATTAAATGATAAACATGTATTATATTTGTATCATTCAGATTATTTATCATCTGTAACCGAATTAAAATCTTTTAGAGAAACATCTTTAGGTGGAAACTTTACTATTTTTTTAGAAGAAATTAACCCTACACTCCATGATTTTATTTATATAAAACATAAAATTTTAGAACATACAAATAAAAATAAAATTAGGTATGTATTGTTAATTGGTTCGGTTGAAGAAGTACCCACTGTTATGTTGAATTTACCTACTGATTGGGAATATTCAACAACACTTAACAGTAATAGTTCTTCGGCATCAAGTGATATTTATTATGGTCATTTTGGAAATAGGACAATGAAGGTTATTGTTGGCAGGTTAACACCTGGAGATAATAGATATTATTGGGTGTCAAATCCTCACAACAATCTTACAAAAACAGAAAGACAACAAAATATTAAAAATCAAATTGATAAAATTAAAAATTATACCGAAATATGTAAAAATACATCTAGTGATTTATCTCTCCGTGATGACTATGGCTGGACTAAAAAAATTTTAGGAATAGCAAGTAATGATGGTGGTGGAGATTATGGATTAGATGGATTATCTGATAATCAATATATGCGTAATGAGTTGATTAAATTTAAAACAATGGGATGTACATATACTGAACTATTTGACAGTTATATTGGAGGAACTTCCGATACATCATCGTCAAATACATATGATAAGAATGGAAATCCCTCTAAATACGAATTAGTTAGTTCTATAAATAAGGGAGCATCATTACTATTATATGTAGGGCATGCGAATGAAACACATCTCTCTACAACTGGATTTTCTGTTTTAGATTCTACATCTTTATCGAATACTAACAAGTTGTTTTTAGGATGTGCTGTTGGTTGCTCTTTGGGATCCCATGATGAGAATTTCATGTCCCTATCGGAAGAATTTCAAACACTTAAGGACAAAGGTTCGATAGCAATGTTCGCTTCTAGTATATTGCAGTCATGGACTGCACCAATGACGATGCAAAGACAATTAAATAAAACTATAATCGATTCAGTTTCTGAATTAACCATTGGAGAGATTTTTGAAAAAAGTGTAAATAATTCCGACTTCAATAATAATATTGATTATTTTTATTATCAATTATTGGGGGATCCCTGTACTCCATTTATTTTAACAATACCTGAAGTAAGACGTAAATTTTAGGCATTATATTTAATATTTAAAATTATATATAATGGATGATTTAAATAGAGATGGATTTATAACTCTTAAAGATCTAAATATTATGTTAAAAAGTTGGTCAAACGAACTTATAGAAGTTAATAATCAAATGAAACTAAACTGGGGTATAAAAACAAATAAAAAGGCTATATTTGTTTGTAAACGCGGAGGTATGTCAACAAATACTGGAACTATACTTAGTCCAGTAAAAACTATTGCACAAGCACACACATTAGCATCGGACGGTGATACTATATTTATTAGAGGTCAAACAAATTTTAATGAACATTATTTTGATGAAACTGAAATAACTAAAAAACTTACAATTACTAAATACGCGGATGAAAATCCTATATTAGATGGAACTAAGTCTATAAATGATTTAAAGTTTGATAGCACTACTAATTGGGAAACTGAAACAAAAAATATTATTAAAGATGATAATTCAAGTGAAATTATAACATTACATAAAATAAAATTAAAGACTGGAACGCGAATTTGGCAATGTTTTCATAATAGAGAAGAAGTTATAAATGCTAGATATCCTAGTGCTCAATGGAATGATGATAGTGTTTATGAAATAAATTCTGATGAAAGACCTACTAGATGGTGTTGGGGATATGATGCAAATACATCGGCATATGATGTATATAATCAAGGAGAAGTTATTGATCATAATCATGATGGTATAAATTTACGAACGTTTGTTGATAATCAACGAACCTTAAATTCTAATTTTACAATTACGGATGCTCTTATAAATTTAAATATGGGTTCGTTTAAAACTTATACAAAAAAAGTAAATAGTATGGATATATCACAAACAGGAAAAATAAAACTAACATATGATTATAATACTGAATTATGGAAGGAAAAGCATCACCATTATTATTTAGAAAACAAATTAGAGTTTTTAAATTCTCAAAATGAATGGTTTTATGATACATCAACAAATTATTTTTATGTATGCCTTTTTAATAATGTTACTCCAACTGATACAACGATAAGATTAAAAACACAAAGTTATACATTAAATGTAACGACAAATGATGTAAAAATAACGAACTTAAATTTTTTTGGTACAACATTTAAGGCCAAAAATGCAGACAATTTATTAGTAAGTAATTGTAATTTTTTATACCCTAGTTGTTATGCTCATATGTTAGAAGAAATTAATGAAGGTACCACAATGACTCCACTAACAAATGAAGTTTTTACCACAATGACTAAAATAGAATCATCTATTAGTTGTAAAATTTATCAATGTTCTTTTAAATATACAGATGGTTCAGTAGTAGAAACAAATAGTTCAACTATAGCAAATCCAAATTCATTAGAAGACTGTTATTTTTATTATATTGATAAAACATGTGCAAATCTCTCCGATGTTATGACAACTTTAAGAATGAAAGGTGACGGTAACATTATTAAAAATAATACAATTCATAAGTCTGGTGCATCTTCCACAATTAATCCCGGTAATAATGCAATTATAGAATACAATAATTTATATAACACAGGATATTTACAGAGTGATGGATCTATGATTCATTGTATGGTTAATCAACAAACAAATGTGAAAATACGTTATAATTGGGTTCATGATACAATAAAATATGGTATCCGATTCGATGGAGAAGGAGCAGGACATGATGGATATATACATCATAATATTGGATGGAATTGTGAAGGAGGTATAATGGTTAAAGGTGGTGAACTAAGTAGTACCACTGGATTAACAGTTGGAGGTCATTATGTTTTTAATAATACTTTTTTCAATGGTTCCGAAAAAAGCGATATAATAGTATTAAATACACAAAGTGGTAATGATATTAATTATGGAACTATAGTTATCAATAATCTCTCCATG